GAGCCTATGAGTTCCTAGCACTCGTTGATGATGGCTGGCGAATGACGATCAACGGCCAGCTCGTAAACGATAACTGGGTGATGAAGGGCTGCGGCGGATGGTGGAGCGGACCGAATGAAGGCTTCATCGATCTAACGGCTGGCGTGTCGTATCCGCTGGATGCGTGGATGTACGAGTGGGGTGGCGGTGCGTGCGCGATTCTCTGGTACGGATCGCCGACCAACTACGGCGTAGTACCGACCGAGTGGCTGACTACCAGCGCGTTCCCTGCACCTGAGCCTTCGCCAAGTGTGGAGCCTTCACCAGAACCAACGCCTGAACCGTCACCATCTGTAGAGCCAAGCATTGAGCCGTCTCCGACACCTACGCCGGAGCCGTCACCAAGTGGGGTGCCAAGTGTTGAACCATCAACATCGCCGATCCCATCGCCGACTCCCACACCCAAGCCGTCGCCCACGCCTGACCCTACGCCAGAACCTAGTGCGAGTGAGTCCGCTTCTCCTGATCCCACTCCTGTACCTACTGACGCACCATCCGTAGCTCCGAGCGTGGAGCCAACACCGTCGCCGTCACCGTCACCAGATAACATTGCGGAAGAAGCAGCAGAAGCCGTAGGAGAGGCGGTGGCTGCCGTTGGTGAAGCGGTAAGCGAAGCCATTGGCAAGATCGCCAATCTCGGCAAAGACCTCTCGCCAGCAGAGAAAGAGAAGGCCGCGCCAGTAGCGGTGGCAATCGTGATCAGTCAGGTCGCAAGTGCCGCTGTGGCTGCCGCATCGAGTGCCGCTGCTGCGGCGAGAAAGGTGACCAAGTGATCAAGCGCATCATCGTAGATCTGGTCGGTGGGGCGTGGACCATTCTCGGTCTGCTCTTTGCGGTCGTGGTCTTGCCGGAAGGCGACACGCAATCAACGATGGCAACGCTGTTCGGCGGACTGACGCTGATCTGGTTGCTGACTGGACCACTCAGGTGGATGGAGGAGTAATGAGCGCGAGCGACCATATCGAGGAGATCCACGAGCACGGTTGGACGCGGATCAATACCGCGCCAGGTGAGTGGGTGGCACTCGTGCTGAACACCGACAACAGCGCCTTCGGCGGCACGCTCTGGAAGCAGGGCGAAGACGGCATTGACTACTCAGAGGGCTGCACTGAAGGATTCCCTATCAGCGCCGCGCTGGACTTTGACGCAGCCGGTCGAGCCGTCGCCGTCCTGATCAAGAAGGAGAACGCAGCGTGAAATACAAGGTCAAGTCACAGCTCTACGCCGACGCAGAGGCGCAGCAGAAGGGCGCGAAGCAGATCCTAGATGACTGCACTTGGTCATCCTGTGCGGCCGCCGTCTCGTGGGCTTCTGGCTACACGGTGGACTACACCGCCGCTCAGGGCGTCGCCGCATTCGAGAAGGCGACAGGGCGCAAGGATAAGCAGGGGATCAGCGACGCTGGCGGCTCGCTGAAGGAAGCCGCGCAGACCATCGCCGTTCTCGGTGGCAAGGCTCGCTACGCCAAGTCGTGGGAGGACGCAGTCGCCGCCGCCAAGGGTGGCGCAGCGTTGGTGGTCTGGGTGCAACAGCCAATCGGCTACCCAGCAGGCGTACCAATCAGCAAGTGGCACGACGGTTGGAAGCGCTACTGGACCAAGACCGACCCTAAGAAGATCACCGACGGCTACGGCCATATGACCTCCGCTGGCTATGACGATGTTGACGGCTGGCAGTGGGCGTGTCCGACGCGCGACGAGAAGGTCGCCGCTGAGAAGTACGGCGTGCCGGTCACAGAGGCGCAGCTGCGCCAGATCGCCAACAGCAAGGTCAAGGCGAAGAAGGTCGCAGTCGACTACAAGTGCCTGCTCATCGTCACACACCCTGGCAAGGTTGCCGCTCCAGTGATCAAGTCTGACGCCAGTCTGACGAAATCTGACGCTCATCTGACAGAAGGAAAGAAGAATGAGAAAGAAGGAGTGAAGGAAGCGCCTGTGGTAGCGCCAGTGAGCGCTCCTGCACCTGCTCCTACAATCGTCGTACAGGCACCCCACAGCCACGCTAAGGAGGTTCCAATGGCAAAGAGCACTAAGACAGCCGCCGTCATCGCTGACGCTGAGGCGGCCCTCCAGCGCGTTGATTGGGATGACAAGGGCAAGGAAGCCATCTCTGCGCTCGTTGAAGCTGCGAAGGCAGCCAACGGCAAGAAGGGCTTCCGCGCTAAGGCTGCGGCATCGCTCGGCTGGATCGTCGCCAATACCGGCATTGACGAGATGGTGATCGAAGCGCTCCGCACAGGTCTCGGCACTGGACTCGCCATCGCCTTGGCGAGCGGCTCCCAGATCACGCGCCTAGACGCTGACCAGGCGGATATGATCTTTGCAGGTGCCATCGCAGCCTGCCTCCAGGTCATCGTGCGCGCCCTGAACCCTGACGATCCTAAGTTCGGTATCGGCAAGGCGAAGGCAGAGATCGCCAACGGCAACGGCCCTCACAAGTAAATCGTGCCAGTTCGAGTTGCCAAGCCATTCGGCAACTGCTCCGTCTGCGAGATGGTCGCTAGGGTCTGGCAGGTTGAGTCCACAGACGAGCTGCTCTGTGGGGTCTGCCTCCGGCTCTTGGTCGCCGTCAGCCTAGAGGACTTGTCGCAGCCGTCCTAGACGGCTTCCCCTGGGTGATCCCTCCTTCACCCAGGGGCTATCCACCCTGCATAAAAGATATTCACCCCACATCTTGTGCTTTAGGGGTTGACGGCTGCTTGCCGTTGAGCGTATGCTGCTCCTGCCAGTGAGGAATGAGCCATTCGGCTCTGCTGGTACAGGAGGTCAAGGTGAAGAGGAAGCCACAGACATTTAGCGTTCTGGAGAACGGCAAGCTCAGGCGGTACTACGATCCGCGAACACCGGACAATCGCAACCGACCGAAGTCGGACTTTGCAGGTCTGCGTGAATACCGCGAGATGCCGACTATCGCCGAGATGGTGACCTACACCATCTTCATTGCATCGATCATCCTTGTGCTGATCGTTGGCGGTTCACTATGAAAGTCAACCGAAAGAACACGCCAAAGATGGTCGTGCGACCGCACTTTCTTAGCGACTATCAGCGCCTTGAACGAGAGGCGCACAACCGACAGCGCTTCAGCTACACCGTCGCCGTGATGGCGTTCTGGGTGCTGGCCGTGTTGGTCTGGAAGTTGGTCTCACGATGAGGTGCGCGTACTGCAAGGCACCGATCAAGCCAAAGTCAACGCAGAAGCGTGACCAGATCTGCGGCGTCTGCTGGGCGCTGCTGATCCAGATCGCCAAGAGCCAGCCAGTATTCGGTCGCACGCAGTGACCAAGTGGAAGTGCACGATCTGCTGGCGGCAGATGGCGACGGAGGTCAAGCCAGATCTCATTGAGCGTCTCTGCCCTGACTGCAAGGTCAGCCATTGGCAGAAGGTCGTAGAGATCTACGAGACAGGCGACAAGCAGCGCCTGACAGCAGCGAAGAGCAACCTGCGCGCCGCAGTGAAGGCGTTGAAAAAGACACAGGAGGTCAAGTGAGCAAGCGCTTTGAGTTTGTATCCGCACCGCAGCGGAGTCCAGAGTGGTTTGAGATGCGGAAGGGCGGCATCACCGCCACCGGCATCACGGCCATCAACGGCACATCGCCGTACAAGACCGCATACCGCCTCTGGGCGGAACTGACAGGTCAGGTCGGTGAGCAGGAAGTCGGACCAGCCGCGCAGCGCGGTCAACTGCTAGAGCAGGCAGTCGCCGACTACTACACCGCCGAGACTGGCAAGAAGCTGCGGAAGTCCAACGGCATCGTGCGCCTCAAGGAGCATCCCTGGGCAATGGCGTCACTGGACCGCACCATCGTTGGCGACACCACAGGACTCGTAGAGATCAAGACCTCAACGAGCAGCCGCTGGCAGTTGTACCCAGTGCCACCTGAGTATGTCGATCAGGTGCAGTGGCAAATGTTCATCACAGGGGCTGAGTATTGCGATGTCGCAGTCCTGCTCTCTGGCTTGGTCTTCCGCATTGAGCGCGTGGAGGCTGACCCTGTCTACCAGACGCAACTGTTTGACAAGGCCGTGTCGTTCCGCGAGTTGGTGCAGTCCAAGACTCCGCCACCGCTGACCGGCAACGACAGCGACACGCTCGCTGAAGTCAAGCCGCAAAGCAACAGCACCTACGCCGTGGCTGATCCGCAGCTGGATCACATCGCTCGGCTCTACATTGAAGCGAAGGCGGAGGCAGAGGCTGCCGACGCTGCGCTCAAGGAGATGGCAATCGCCATCAAGGAGGCCATCGGCGACGGCGAAGGCGTCAAGGGTCAAGGGTGGCTTGCCACTTGGAAGACCAACAAGAGCAGCGTCAAGGTGGACTGGGAGTCCATCGCCGATGTCCTGCGTGGCGTAGCGCCAGAAACCTATCAGCAGGCGGTGCAGAAGTTCACCGCAGAGAAGCCAGGGGCGCGCGTATTCCGCGTCTTTGGGAAGGAGGATCAAGCGTGATCGAAGTACCACTTACCACCGCAATCAAGGTGAGGGCGGAAGAGATGTTCAAGCTGGCGCAGTCAACCGATGGGCTGCGCTTCCGCAAGGAGAAGGCGCTCGGCAACACCACTTGGACTGGCGTGCTAGGGCAGGCCGTGTTTGAGTCGGTGCTGCGTGACAAGAAGATGCCGTTCATCCCAGTGGACCTGACGACGCACGACTATGTCGTCTGCGGTCTGAAGGTGGATGTCAAGACCAAGGCGTGGAGCCGACCGGCAGGTGACGATGTCGAGGTCAGCGTCTTTGATTACATCCGAGACCACCAAGATGTGGACTACTACGCCTTCGTTCACTTGCAGCTCGCACCTGGAGAGGACCGCAATGGGCCACCCCACGCGGACAAGTACCAGCGCGCGTGGCTGCTCGGAGTGATGGATAAGAGCCAGTATCTCTATCTGGCATATGAGGTGAAGGAGGGAACGGTATTCGAGAGCGGACACATTGCAAAGGCGAGTTCACTAAATCTGGTAGCGGAGAAACTGCTACCTGTAGAGACCATTGGAGGACCAGAGAATGAGTAAGCAAATCGCAGCGGCACTGGCCGCACCGTTTACCGGAGCAGACCTAAAGACGCGCCCAGGGCGCGGCGGAATGACCTACACCTACGCCGACGCGCGAGCCGTAGCTCAGCGCCTAGACGATGTGCTCGGTCTGGCTGGCTGGCAGTTTGAGGTCAAGGTGGCTGACGCGCAGCGCTTTGTCGTTCACGGCACGCTGGTCGCCGTCATTGACGGCGTGACCACGGTCCGACAGGACTTTGGCTACCCAAACAGCGCGCAGGATGACGAGCCGTACAAGTCAGCAGCCAGCGACGCTCTGCGCCGCTGTGCAGCCCAGATTGGCGTGGGGAGGTCTCTCTACTCGTCTGGCACAGGAACGAGCCTCTCCGTGGCTCCTACACCCCTCTCCGTGGCTTCTGTGAAGGCATCTCAGCCGTCACTTCCCACGAACGATGTGGCCGTCGCAGCCGCAATGCTCTTCGCAGAGGGCGAATGCCCAGACCACCGCACCGCTTGGTCGCTGAAGCCTGCCGGTGTCTCTAAGGCTGGCAAGGCGTACAACGCCTTCTACGCCTGCTCTGGCAAGTCGAACGGCGAGTTCTGCAAGCGCAAGCCGAGCATCGCGTGGGTGAATGCCCAGGTGCGCGATGAGGGTGAGGCAATGCTTGCCGCTAAGGCGAAGGGCCTGCACGATGGCAACCCTGCGCTAGAGACCGCGCTAGAGGAACTGCCGTTCTAAGTTGAGCGGCATCATCAACGGCTGGGAGAGACTGGTGACCTCCACCTCTCCCAGCCACTAACACAGAGCGGAGGACCGATGGAACCACGAGTGATGATTAGCATCAACTTCTACCTTGATCCGGCAATCGCGTCGCTGACTGACTTCCAGTCAACGACCTTCCTCCAGTGCATCATTGCCTCAAAGCGGATGCGGAGCGCTGGCAAGTTCAAGAACCTAGAGCACCTCAAGGCCGTACTGGATTCGGTGCGCGCGCGTGCCATTCCAGCTCTGTTGAAAGAAGAACTCTTGGTCATTGATCAAGACGGTTCCGTTGTGATTCGGAACTACTCTCGCTATCAAGTCGACCTCACCTCAAACGCTCGTGGTGAAGTCTACCGAGCACGAAAAAGGGGTCAGTTGACGGACAGAACTGAAAGTGAAAGAGAACAAGAACTGAACATAACCCCTAAATCCCCTTCTCGGCGAGACGGAAAGAGCAGGCTCTTGCCTATCGGAGAGATTCTCGGAGTGAAGCGCAATGCGTAAGCAAGAGGAGCCGAGCAAGCGTGCTTTGGCAACGAGAGCCTGGAGGGAGAAAGAGACGGAGGACGAACGAGCTGTGAGGGTGTTGAAGTACACGCTCTACAACCATCGGATGACGATGGAGCAGTACACGGCTTTACGGCTGGCACAGGCTGATCGATGTGGAGCGTGCAAGGAGCCGCTCCGCTTTGGCGAGACGAGGGCAGTGACCGTGGATCACGATCCGCGCTGCTGCCAGTACCAGACTCTCAGCACCGGCAGGACAAAGGGAAGGCCGATCTCGTGCGGCAAGTGTGTCAGGGCGCTGCTCTGCTCACCCTGCAACCGAGCCATCGGATTCTTTGAGCGCTACCCACAGCGCGTTCATCAATGGATCGCTTATCTCAGGAGGGTCAATAGATGAGTACCTGTTTCGTATGTGGGATTGCGTTGAAAAGAATCGGATCGCGGAACAAAACTTGTGGTGGCCAGTGCTCACGAACATTCTTCAACTGGAACCGTACGGCCAAAGCGCAGCTGAAGAAGCAGGCTAACTCAAAGCTCAAATGCTTTGTTTGCACAACTGAGTTTGTACCAGCAAGATCTACAAGCATTACCTGCTCAAAGAGGTGTAGAGATAGAACCAGGATTGAACCAATCTACACAGCCAGATCTAGGGCAAGTCGATACGGATTGACACCTGAAGCATTGGAACAACATCTTGTCAATGGGTGTTATGCCCCTGGGTGCGGAGATACTGAAACTTTGGTGGTTGATCACGACCATAAGTGCTGCTCCGGTAGAAGGTCTTGCGGCAAGTGCGTCAGAGGAGCACTCTGTAATAGGCATAACCTTTACCTTGGGTTTATCGAGAAGGACCCTGCGTTTGCCGTATGGGCCTTAGAACAACTAGCAACAGAGGAGGACACCAAGTGAACATCGCATTCGTAGGACCACAGGGGTCAGGGAAGTCAACGCTCGCGGCAATGCTGGAGCAGCGCCGCGTGCATCCGTACACCGTGCTGCCGATTGCGGAGACGATCCGCACCGTGGCTGCACTGGGCTATGGGGAAGACTTCGACAAGGGCAAGCACTACAGCCAGCGCCGTATGGGGCTGGACATTGAGGTCTCTGGCCGTGAGATCTTGCAGGACATTGGCGCGCAGCTGCGCGACCTTGACGCATCGTTCTGGATCAAGGCGTGGCACGCCGAGTACCTGAAGATCAAGAGCGCCAACCGGCTCGTGGTGGTGGACGATGTCCGCCTGCCGCTAGAGGCGCACTACCTCAGGCACCACATCCCAGGCATCGTGATCGTCCGAGTCCACGCTACGGCCGAGGCTCGCACACAGCGGCGTGGGGTGCTGCAAGGGGTCAGCGATGTGACCGAGTTTGGCTACCTCCAGACCGAGTACGACCTCCAGATCGACACAACAGACTTGACAGCGGAGGACTCGTACGCAATCCTGCGTAAGCATATGGTGAATAACGGTCTTTGGCAGTCATCCTATGAGGAGGAATCGTGAGCGTATTGCTGAGCGAGCTAGAGACGCGCGCCGCGCAGCTCGGCTATCACTACGACGGCCTAATCCGCGTTGGAGATCCAGCGATCTGGACCATCGTGCTGATCGATACGGTCGGCGAGGAACTGACCTTCCAGGCG